AGAAGCTCTGTAGCTACTACATAGCCACCAGCTGTAGGTGTGCCTTTCTCAAGGTCTCGCCTGTTCATAAGTGGAGTGGTCATTACATCATATGGTATATAAAATCCCTGAGGCTCTTTCCCAACCCTCTTAGCTACTGCATCCGAAGCTTCCTTTTCGAACGGTGCAAGATTCCAATTGTGATTCGCTAAAGCATTTATAGCTCTAACTATAGAGAATTGCCTTGCTTCTTTTTCAGACATGCCAATGCGTGGATCAATTACTTCTTGTTTCCTCGCTTTGTAAACAGTCTCTAATACTATGCCTTTGAACTCATCAACGCTTCTACCTTCTGCAATAGCCTTCTTAGCGAGGTCAAGACAATTATGAGCCTCGCCGATTGCAAGAATTTCAGCAACTCTTTTCTGCTCTTGTTCTAAAACTTCTTTCCTAATCTCTTCCATCTTTACCCTCCTTTTTTCATTTGTTTTGTTATCTTGTTCTGGTTCTTCTTGCTTTTCTTTCTTTTCCAAATTTAGAGTTTCCTCTTTAATTACCCTTACCTCTGTTTCTAAGTTTCTTCCTATCCCTACTGTCGCATCAGCTGGAATGCTAACGAGAGAGATTTCAATAGGAACCCATCTGGTCACACGATACCAATCCTTGCCATTTTCGTTCTTTTCATGTTTCATCTCTTTAACTATGTAACCCACCGAGACATTCTTTCTTATACCGTCGAGGACATCTTGAAATACCTCCTCCGCTTTGGCACTCCGTCCGAAACGGACAATCGCCCGTCCCTTTCGGTCAGCCTGGTCAAGGTATACATCCTCAATGACCCCGACTTGGTCTCGTGGGTCATGATTAATTAACAGTGCACCAGTCTTCTTTAGCCGACTAAAGTCAACCGCCCCTTCTGAATGGTCAAGAATTTCCATCCCATACCAGCGTTCTACTGGCTCTTCTGAGCTAAAGGATAAAACAACCGTTCTTCTTTCTCTATCTATATCAGATTGCCTTATTTGATAAGTTCTCGTCTGAATAGGTAGCTTGAATGTTTTTTCTTCTTTATCAATCATTTGAAGAAGTTCATCCGCAACTTGCATTATATTGTCATAGCCTTGCTGTGCTGCTCTTTGCTTCGCTGCTATAACTCCACGCCGATAAACTTTTCCATTCTTTCCATATGGGAATTTATATCTTGCCTTTGTTTCTTCGTTTGCTTCTGTATCTATAGCAAGAAACCATTTTTCATATTCACTCCAATTACCATCACCTAAAATTTTGTTGCCATCTTCAGTATTAAAACTCCAATCACTTGTTTTGTCCACCTTGCCATCCCTAATCAAACTTTTTGCGTGACTTACTCCTTTATTATTTACTTTTATTGCCATCTTGGCGCCTCCTTTTATTGTTCTTCAGTTATTAATGCTATATCTTTGTCTATGTCTTGAATCGTAACCCCATATTTCTCCATCAACTGTTTTTCTCTTTTTATTTCTTCAAGAATGTCTTCAAAATCTATTCCTTGCTCTGCACATATTCGAGTTCGTGTTGTAAGCCCGTTCTTAAGCTCTATTATCTTTGCTTGAACATCTTTCAGCGGGTCAACCCAGTCCCATCGTCTGGGTTGCCATTCTGGAGCTATATATCGATCTATTTCTTCATATGGAACCTTTATCCTTCCTATTAAAACAGCCATTTGCAGCCAAATTGGATATAGCTTTTCGAGAAATGCATCTATAAACCAGCTTTGAATGTCCATCCAATACTCTCTTTCTTCAAGAGCTCCAGCTCTAAGTGAGCTATAGTTTACACTTTCTAAGTCATTACAAAGAGTATTATAGTTACATCCTAATCCTGCGGAAATCCCTCTCAGCATAGCTTTTACAAAATCGCTGAATGCTGCAGATGGACTACCTGGGTCAAATGGTTTGAAGTCTACACCAGGTGGTAGCTTTTCTAATACACCTGGCTCTACTTCAGAAATTATATTTCCTTGCTCATCAACTGCTCCTGTATATTCTACACCTTCGAGAGTTTCTATAAAGAAGCCCATTTTAGCAGATGCTACTCTTGCAGATATAACTTCTGCCTCTTCATATGCTCCAAGCATTCGCAACTTCAAGATAGCTGACGCTATCCAAGGTATCCCTCGTGTTTGAGTAGGTCTCTCTTTGACATAGAGATGTATTATTTCTTCTGCAGGAATTCTTATGTGACGATTACCAGTAACTTGTCTATCCCCTGGGTGCCTTTCGAAAAGCCAATATGCTACAGGTTTACCCCATTTATTTTTCTCTACACCCATTATTATCCTGTTGCCGTTTGGTAGCTCTTGGTTTAGCCTCTCATCAAGATAATCAGCCTCTAAAACTTGAAGGCTTAAAGCATATGGGTTATCAAACCCTCTTAAAACTCTGATTAAAACTTCGCCGTCTCTTGCAACTGTTCTAAGAGCAAGTTTACAAATGTCTCTAAAAGTAAGTGTTTCGCATACCGAAGCATATCTTTTCCCCCACTTCCCCCATTCAGACTCAATTAAAGAATTTGTTTTTATGTCCAACTCTCCATTTTTAAACTTCGCTTTACTTTGAAGAACTATACCTTTTGCACCTATTACATTTGCTTCAAGCTTTCTAAGAAAATTCTTCATATAATCGTTATTTCTTTCAAAATCTCTGCTTCTTTCTCGAAGAACAGGAAGAGACCATCTAAGAATTTCGTCTGCCGTGAGATTTGGAGTAAGCCAATCAGCAGTGAAACGGGAAATTTTCGCTCCTTGATATTGCCTCTTATTACCAGTATTTTCCTTTCTTATGCTTATTTCATATCCGAATATTTTCAATTATACAAACCTCACTTTTATATTGCGTCCTATTGCCTTGCCTAATTTTTCTTCTTGTAACTCCTGTTCATATAACATTTTATACCGTCTCCACGCAATGTAAAGTTCCTCATGTGTCATATGTCTAATTCTCTTATCCCCTATCCAATATTCTAAATCTGTTCTTTCCGCTCTTCCTTCAATGGCTCTTTCTAATGCATCAAGCACTTTTTTTACATGACTTCTGTCATCTATTGCAGATGTAATATTTGGAAGGATTGATAAAGTGCCTGAGCCTACAGTATATACTTCTTCTCCTTTTTTAACTCTTGCTATCCATTTATATTCTCCTTCTGCAAAAGTCGCAGATTGGTCTGATGTGATTTCGATTAAAAATGAATTATCTTCATGAGCTGTTGCATTTATCGTATAGTAATTATTGCTATTGTAAATAATGTATTCTAAAGCCCATTCGGAAGATGGATAATCATTAAACTCCTTTTTCCATTTTACTGTATCTCCCGCTCTTAACTTTATCGGCTCGACTGTTGTTATAGTATTTGCCATTAAAACGGCTTATACCATATTTTAGAAAGTTGTCAAGATGGTTTACCAGTCCTTTACCCATGATATAGTTCTAAAACGCTTAAAATGTGCTTTTCTTGTTGATTTTTGCACATTTTCAAGCGATTTTAATTGATTTTGAACCGTTCCGGCTTGGTTTTGAGCCAATTCAGCTTGAATTTGAGCCATTTTTAATTGATTTTGAGCCAATTCATTTAGAATTTTATCCATATTCGGATTTAATATAACATAAGCAGATAAAGAATATACCCATAAGTCAAGTATTTCATTCCTTGGTCTAACTTTGATATATTCCTTTACTGCAAATCCTCTTACAAATCTGTATACTGCTTTTTCTGCTGTAAGCTGCAAAAAATATTCTTCATCGCACTGCATGTTAAAATGCATATAACCAGGACCTGGCTTTTCAAGTTTAAGTCTTGAAAAAATTATGTCTTTTGCTGTTGTTGTCCCTATCATAAAAAGCTTGACTTTCTGTTTGCCTACTGTTCTTGGTCTTCCTACAAGAGGTGCACCTGCTGTTTGAGATCCTTTTATTGCATATACTCTTCTTATCTGACGAGGTTTTACAAAATCATAAACTTTTTTAGTCATATAGCCTGCGTCTATGACGCATATAGCTATTTTTAATAAAGCCCCTGTTTCATGCATAAAGGTTTTTTGAAGATATGCATCAAGCTGTTGCCAGACTTCTTCTGTAGCTGTGTTTCCATAAAGAATTTTATGTTCAATATGCCAAGCCTCCTCATCTTTACCCCATCCGACGACAAGACATTCAAGCCTATCCTCTTGAACATCTACTGCACATGTAAGCACTCCAACCCCAGCAGGAACATTGTCATATACTTCCCTCTTTGCAAAAATTTTGTTTTCTTCTATTTGCTCTCCCTCTTCTTCGTATGGCAAACCTAATGAAGTGTTTATAAATACTTTCATTGTCTCTTTAGCCTTTTTTGCTTCTATATATCTTTGAACCAGATTAGAGAAACTAACCCATGGTGAATAAAGCTCATTAATCCAAAAACCTGCTATCTTATTTGTCTCCCTTTCAGGTATCCATTTACCTTTCCTAATCATTTTGATCTTATCAGCATCGTTTATCTCTCCCCCACAATTAGGACATACATAAACTGCGGTATCTGGGTTATTCTCTTCCCACTTGAGATTTTCAAAATCAAGCACTTGCTCATAGCCACACTTAATACACGGGACATAAAACTTTCTCTTGTCGCTAAGCTCATAAGCAAGTTCTATTCTTGATGCTCCCTTCACAGTCGGAGTTGAAAAAAGCCCTATTTTGCGGTTCCAAAAGGTTGTTGTTCTTTTCCTTGCAAGGTCGATTGGGTCTCCTTCGACTCCAGCACTCAATGGATATCTATCAACCTCATCACAAAGTAAAAGTCTAATTGGTCTTGCTGCCAAACTGGCTGGAGAATTTGCTCCTGCAATAGCTATGAACCCACCAGGAAAAGTCTTAAGTAAAATAGTTTCTTCTTTGTTGCGTGTTTTAACATCATGTACCTTCCCCCTGAAACAAGGTGAGTCTCGTAACATTGGAGCAAGTCTTTCTTTTGACCACGCCTTAGCCATTTCAAGAGTCGGCTGAATAACAAGAATAGGACACGGGTCTTTGTCTATGTGATAACCAACTACATTTAACAATATTTCCGTCTTGCCGATCTGGGAAGAACTCATTACAACAACTGTTTCGATGTTATCATCGCTAAAAGCATCCATAATGCCTCGTTGATATTCTGCCCTTGAAGTATACCACTTCCCTGGTTCTGCAGAGGCTTCAGGACTAAGAACTCTTTCTTGGTCTGCCCACTCGCTTACCGTCAGCTTTGGCTTTGGTCTTATTATCGTGCAAGCTTGCATAATTACTGACAGTACTTCTGATAAATTCTGGGGAACTGATTTCATTTAATACCTCTCTTATGAGCTCTTCTAATGTCTGCTTTATTTCTATTGTGCTTTGAGCTGATATTAAAAGCGAAGATGCTTTAACAGGAATTGCCTTTAGTTTTTCTGCCATCCTTGTAAGCACAATAGTAAACATATCGAACGCAAGCTGTTTCTCTATTAACTCCCCTTGTTTTTTTCTTAGCATCAACAGTTTTAAATCTGCGTTCACTTTTGTTAGCCTTGCCCTCTCCTCTGTCAAAGATAAACTCCCCTGACCTTCTGCAAGCTTGCGATAATAGTCAATAAGAAACTTGCAAGCTTTTAAAATGTCTACTTTCCCATTTACAACAGGTGGGGCTCCGAACTCTTTTACAAGCTGTCTATATCTGCGTGATGAAATACCAAAAATCTGCTGACAAGCTATT